AGTGAATTTAGGCATAGGTCCCTGCCTGGTAGAGCCCCGGCCACTTCGGGGCAGCGTGACGGTCACGCGGTTATGCCCTTGAGTCCCACATAGGACTTTAAGGGCACTCATAGGCTCCCTTGCCTTAAAAGGAATGTGGTGGAGAGTTAAGCGCCCACGCCTAATCTGCTCAGTGTTTAAGCTGTGCCGAACTATGTAGGTTAGAGTGGTTAATATCGGCTGCAGGTCATACATCCAGCGAAATCAGTAGATGTCCCCGCGGGGTAGTAATTCATGGGTAAATTACAAACACTATTTATAGGAGCGGCTGCAGTAGCAGCGTCCGCGGCGGTTTTGAGGTCAGGATACGATGGAGCGTATGGGGATTTGAGGGACGAGCACAGGGTTAACAAGAAAGCAACAAACAAGCGTCTTGTTAAGCGCCTGGCTGCAAAGTGGCTAGCCAAGTACAGGCAACCGAGGATGATGGACCACCCATTTGTGTGGAAATTGTTCACCGAAATGGGTGAACATCCTCTCGACAGGGAATACTATGCAATAGCGCATCGTAGACTCGGTCGTTGGTTCTCTGAACTTCCCACCTTCGAGAGTAAAGTGGAGGGGATGGCTAAGGATCTGGTGGGCGACGAACCAGATGATGAATTACTTATGGCGGATTGGTTAAACCGCTTGGAGTTCGAAAAAGAGAGACTTCTTCTTGAGTTCGAATCCAACCCACACGAGTTTTACTTGTATGGGCGTGAGCATAGATGGGAGATCTTGCAACCTCCCACCGCTTTTACTTATCGGTATTCGTGTCAGATTATCGAGGCGGCGATTGCAATGCGTGTAACTGACCTTGAAGAGTCTCAGAATATACTGAGAAGCATCGATGTCAGGGAAGCTGGAACCGACACAGTGAGTTGGAGAACAGCATTCCACACGTGGAGGACCGGACTGACGAGTTGGTTTACTACTAAACCCCCCAGTTCCGGTCCGGGCATCCAATAGAGGTGCCTTGTAGGGTATCCGACTGTCTGCGCGAGGAACAGAGATCGAAAGGTCATAAAGCGTGGATACATCAGTGGTCGGATGCCCGCTGGGGGGTGCGACAGCACCAAGCCCATCGTGTGGGCTGTACCAAAACCTCCGGAGGTCGCGGAGATTTTGGGTGTGTCTGTTCCTTACTACCATAGACCATGTGAACACAATGAATTTGTGTCGCTTCACAATAGAGTTCTATCCCCGCCTTACGAGCCGACGAAAGTTGGCAAACAGACGATTAGACACGCGATGACATTCTTAGTCGCGTTCGGGATGACCTTGTCGTTGATGTGCCTCAGTAGGCTTACCTTCGTCAAGAGCATCACTATACCGGGCAAGAGGAAGATGTACGAGCGTGCCCTCCAGTTCTTGGAGGAGTGGGGTTTCATGTGGGCGATGGGCATGTTAAGCTCGTTCATAAAAATAGAGCCAGTAGATGGTGAGGTAAAAGGGAGCACAGATCCAAGGATGATCCAGGCTCGCTCACCAGAGTTTAACATTGAGTTTGGTCGCTATTTTAAGCCTATTGAGCATATTCTGCTCAAGTTGGACTGGAGCAAGGTGTTCCCGTGGGCTCCAAAAGGAAGGCTAATAGCTAAAGGACTGAACAATGTTCAGCGTGGAAAGCTCATCGTTGATAAAGCCAAGCAGTTTAAACACTTCGCTTGCATGGGGGTCGATGCCAGTAGGTTCGACCAATCCGTAAGCAAACCGTGGCTGCTACTTTGTCACGCGTTCTACTTAAGTTGCTACAACTTTTGTTCAACGCTCCGTTACATACTCTCGTTCCAGTTGATGAATCGGGGCCGCACTAAGAATGGCGTAAAATACCAGGCTGACGGCGGTCGTGCATCTGGCGATCAGGACACAGGAGGAGGAAACTCCCTTATAACTGTTGTTATGATTACCATGTACTTTGAAAAACTCAACATATTATGGGACATGATATGCGACGGAGATGACGCTCTCATCTTCGTTGAGAGGGAGAATCTCCATTACTTGGACGGCTTCGTCGACTATTGTCGCGAAGTTGGATTCAAAATGGCTTGCGAACAGCCAGTCACCAGATTAAGTGATATCGAGTTTTGTCAATGTCATCCGATCGAAGTGATCCCAGGCAAACACGTCATGGTTCGCAAACCAGCGAGAGCACTATCGAGGGCGGGAATGAGCAATACATCATTCGCCACCATCACCGAAGCCGCACAAACGCTGTGGGCTATCGGTGCTTGCGAACTTGCGCTTGGTACGGGGGTACCGGTTATGCAAGAGTTCGCTCTCTGGTGCTTAAGGAATGGAGTGAAACCACGTGAGCGGAAACTGAATCTGATGAAGTACCGCTTGTCATACCAATACTGGCATCTACCAAAATCGAACTCACCTAGAAAGGTCACCCCTTCGGCTAGAGCCTCCTTTGCAGAAGCGTTCGGCATATCCCCAGGCGAACAAGTAACCCTCGAGAAGGCCTTCCGAAACCACAACTTCATCCTGACAGGGCGTGTTGTCACAGAAGAACCATACGATGCAGGCGCCGGCCCTGTATACGTAGATAGTCATTCCGTATACAATCGTAGACAACATGGTCAAGTCAGCAAGCAAGCGCGGGCAGCGTAAGCCCGCACCGAAAACACGAAAGACGAAGAAAGTCGTCCCATTCAATCCACAGAAACCAATTCCGCAGTTTGTCGCGGCAAACTGCGACCCGTTCAACGAGCAAGTCAGGGGCGTCAAAGTCCCTGATCAGAACTCTGCTTCCTCCGTCGCGGCGTTCAGTTTGGATAGAATCACTATTCCAGCCGATCCCACGTATGGGGGTGCTTTCGCAGCATTCAGGTATCATCCTAAGAACGCTACTGTTGGTGCTACTGCTATGGCTAGCACAACAACTTGGACTCTCACCGCTGGCTTTTCTGGCGGAAGTGCTGTGAGCAATAATGCTGCTCTGGTCTCAGGTTATGCTGCACTCAGGTGCGCCGCCTGGGGCCTCCGCATCAATTGCCGACAATCTGCTACTAGCGCCCAAGGGGTAGTGCATATTTGTCAAGTACCGGAGGTACTGGACGGTTCAACTTGGAAATTTCCCACGTCAGTGTCACAGATGCAAACGTGTGGTGGTTACAAGAGGTTCGACATCGCCTCATTGACGTCGCGAACCCACACGGAAGTGGGTAAGTTCACCGATATGACTGCGTTTCGATACCTTGACCACAACACTGCAGACACTTCCGCTCCTGGGATCTTTTCCACTACCGGTTGGACCACCATTATCATCGCTATTGAGGGAGCGGTAGCTGGAGCGAATGTACTGGATGTTGATATCATACATCATTGGGAAGCTCTTCCCGGGCCAGGAGCGCCGGTGATCCCGCCATCCACTGCGATGGCTTACTCACCTGCGGTCTTGGCGTCAACCTCTTTCGTGCAAGAACACTTAGCTTCGGCGAACGTGATCAACGATGTCGTGTCATCCAAGGCCTTCTGGTCGGATGTTTACGACCTCTTCAACACTGGAATTGCCATCGCGAATGGAGTTGCCAGTGGCTTGGAATATGTGGCACCACTCTTCTTTTAATAGAGGGGTGGCCGATGGTCTTACTAGCTCCCAGGAGTAAAGAATGCGGTTAAGCGAACTGTCCTTCACCATTAAATAATTTGTCAGTACCCGTGTCCAGGTTCTAGAAATAACTGTCTATGAAAAACCGATTAGGAACATTAACCCACAGGTTGCGCACCCTGTGGTCTAGATGGGATAATCAAATAAAAATTAGCAAGAGACAGTATGGTTGCAGCACTAAATCCGGAGAGGAGCCCAGTGTTGTATTTGTT